ACGGCTCAGGAGTGAATATCACAACTAAGACCCCAAAAGTCACTGGTAAGGGTCAACAGTATTTCATTAATAAGTTCCTTCAATAGGAGAGTGATCATCATGGATGAATGGAGTATCAGTGTTGAGGAAGTCATGCAGATTACCCACAAAAGCCGTGACTTCATCATTAACGCAATCCAACAGGGCGTAATGCCTGGGTCAGTAGTAAAACATGACTCAGGTAAAAGAAGTACTTACATTCCACGTAAGGCCTTCTTCGATTACATGAACAATTACTATAGAGCTCCTTCAGATAAGTTGATTGCAGCAGTGGTAGAGGAGCTCACTAAAAGAAAGACAATTGAATAAGTAGCTTTAGTTGCTCGTAGGCACCTAAGGCCAAAGAAGGCAAATAATATTATTGTAGAATGTCTCGTTTTCATTTTTTTTGGAAACTCCCTTCGTATGTGTATCTTACATTGAATATATCAATCCTTTTTAAATAATTTGTCTGTTGATCAAATAAATGCTTTCTTTGGCGCTAAGTGCTTATGAGCAAAATATAAACAAAGGAGAAAAAGAAAATGGAAAATTTTGTACAGTTAGTAAGAAAAACAATGAAGGAATATGGAATTGACGGCAGATTAACAAACATAATTCTTTCAAACAAGTCACCTGAAGAAATTACTAAAGCAATTGAAAAAGCAGTTATTGAAATTGCAGAAGAAAAGAAGAAAGCAGAAGAAAAAGAAAACAAATTAGAAAGAGAAATTGAAATTAAGGCAACTATTACAGAAAAAGGAGCATCTCTAGAAATAGAAAGCGAAGCGGACGAAGGAACTTATATGCTTGGTGGAGAGCTTTTAATAACTGCCATTTCGTTAGTTGGTTATCTTATTGAAAATCTCGGAGATGAAGAATCTAAAGGAGTGTTAAAAGAAATATTAGAAGCAGCAATTGAAAATCCTAATTTAATGTGTCGTTTGGTTAGTACCGCTATGCTCACAACGAAGAATGCACGCGATAGCCTAAAAGAACATACAAAAAAAGAAGAGGACTAAACCTCTTCTTCTCAAAATAATCTTTATCTATTACAGAAAAGATTGATAAAAATCAGACAGTGCTAATTGTAGCACAGAAAGAGGAAATTATGAATAGTAAAAGAATCTTATTAATTACAATTAATTTGTTTGTTTTAGGAATGGTTATTTCAATGATCACATCAGGCACAAATTGGGATAGTACAGCCGTACATGTCTTAAGTGCTTTCTCATTAGGGTTAAACATCATATTTCTAGAATATATCGGATTAAAAGGAGAATAAACAACATGATCAAACACGTAGAAACACCATTCCTACACTTTGAGATTAAAGACGGGAACTGTGAAGTAACAGGAACAGGAAACACATGGCAGTACCTCTTGCTATTTGCTTACATCGTTAAAGTTGCCAAAGAAGGGGGCTTTGCTAATGGGTTTGATAGTGAGAGAGAAAAAAAGGAATTCAATAGAATTCTAAACAAGGTGTATGAAAGTCCAGATGATGCAATTGAAGTATTTGGACCATTAGGGGATGTAAATACAATCTCTGATATCTTAGAAGCGCTAGATAACTTATTCGGAGGGGATTACGTAGATGGAGAATAAGAAAGATATTCTAGAGAGCCTGTTCGAGACTCTCACTAGAACTAGAAAGTGGAGCGATGAAATCGCTGAAATGCTTTACCACAAGGATAAGAACGGCAATGAAGAGGTCACTGTAAGACTTTATGAAGGTAATGCAGAAGTGTTCATTGATGTTACTGGAGACAGTGGCATGGCTCTCATTAAAGATGTAATCGCAGCTTTAGAGGAAATATGATGACTTCTTTCAAAGGATTGTTCGATTGTCTCTATGATCCGATTCCAAAAGATAAAGAAGGGTGGCTCTCTCAAAGAAGGAAGGGAATTGGTGGTTCAGATGCCGGAATAATCGAAGGTGTCAACCGCTACACCACTCTCCATGAACTTTGGGAAGACAAGACAGGCAGACAGAAAAGACCTCAGGTAACCAATCATGCCATTGAAATGGGTAATCGCTTAGAGCCTGTGATGTTCAACCTGTTCGAAGCGTTGTATGGCGATGACTATGAAGTCATTGACACAAAGGATTATTCGTTATCTCGCAAGGACAAGGATTGGATGCGAGCCAACTTGGACGGCGCTCTTATTCGTAAGGAAGATGGATCAACAGGAATACTTGAAATAAAGTCAACCACTATTAATAAGTGGCAGTACTTCCAGGATGACTGGGGCGATGATTCAATGCCTCAGACATATTACTGCCAGTGCTTGCACTATATGAACGTGACAGGTGCTGAATTCGTTGTCTTATTCGCTATTGCCATGATGCCGTGGTGCGATGAAACCAAGACAATTGTTAGAAGAATTGAAAGAAGCGAAGTGCTTTTGGATCTCATGCAGTTGGAGGCTGATGAAGAAGCCTTCTGGCAAAAGCACATCGTGGAAGATATTGAACCAAATTTTATTTAAAGGAGAAAAAGAATGAGATTTAAACAAGAAATTAAAGACCGCTTATATGGCGGTCACATCGGAATCGAAACGGACAAGATTGATTTTGAGATTCTCAAGGTCATGCTTGCAGATGACAACAAGAAGATTGCAGGCGGAAAGCCAGTAACTGAACTGGCATGGCCTTTTGGCGCAATTACAGCACTCACTGCAGTTAATGACAATGGTGAAGTATTCGCTGACAAGCAGATTGACATCAGATACGAACAGGTGAAGTTCAAGGATGCAATCATCGATGAAGAAGATGCACAGCCTATTGATGCAGATGTCAATGAAGTAGCTGAAATGCCTGACCTAAGCATAGTTGATGTGATTCCTTCAAAGGTTGAGGGCAATGCTGAACAGTTCAAGCTAGCAGTCAAGTCATACCTAAAGCGTTATGACGGCATCGTTGTAACTGCAGACAACTATAAAGAGTTATCTGATACTGTTTCAAAATTAAAGAAAGAAATGAACGATGTCAATGAGAAGAAAAAGAAAGTTAAGAAGAAAGCAATGGAAGGCTACACTCTCTTTGAAAATGAAATGAAAGAAGTGTTAAAGATGTTTGAGTCTTCTATCAAGGTGCTTTCTGATGACATTAAGCAGTTCACAGACAAGGAAGTTGAAGAAAATAAGAGAGTTGTCGAAACCCTATGCAAGAAGGCTCTTCATGATTACGTAGAAAGAAATGATTTCAATGAATACTTTGCTGCTAATTTCTTCAATACGGATCCTCGTTGGAGCACATTGAAGAAGTTCATTAATAATCATAAGCCAACAAAGGCGCTTGTTGATGAAATCAAACAGGAATGCGAAAGAGTTAAAAAGGAATTTGAAATCTATCAGCAGAAAATTGAAGGCTTATGCATCTATTTAGAAGCAAAATGCAAGGAATCGGATATTGATCAGCAGATGTTTGATTTAACTCTATACAAAAAGATGCTAGTACAGGAGTCTCTTGAAAGTCTTACAAAGGACATTGATTGCAGAATCAACGGAATCTTAAGAAACAGAGAACTTCAGAGACAGAAGGAAGAAGTTAAGCAGCAAGAAAAGCCTGTAGATGCTTCTCCGGAAACAGAAGTAATCACATTTGAAGCCAAGAGGCTTGCTAAAAATCTAAGAGATAAGACATACAAATTCAAGTATATCGCTGAGTTCGATGGTTCAATCGGTGCTTTAACAGAGTTAGCAGCTGCATTCAAGGCAATCAAATCAAGACATGGAGACAGATTTAACTACACATTGACTAAGGAGGAAAAATAACAATGGTAGCAAACAAATTACAGAAACAGAAGAATTCAGAAATCGTGACAGGAGCAAAGCACTTTAATGCAGTGCTTACTACTAAATTAGTTAAGACCAAGATTAACCAGATGGTGGGTGCAGTCAACGCACAGCGTTTCAGCACTTCATTAATCAGTTTAGTGAATAACAATCCTTCACTAGCAGAATGTGAAAGTAACTCTATCATTACTGGGGCGCTTCAGGGTGAGGCACTTCATCTTCCTATCTCTTTAGGGTATTTCTATTTAGCTCCTTTCATGGATAACAAGCTAGGGTACAAGAAAGCTCAGTTCATTCTTGGTTATAAAGGTTTGATTCAGTTGGCAATTAAGACAGGACAGTATATTGATATTGATGCCATTGAAATCCGTGAAGGTGAGTATCTTGGAAGAGATTCAGAAACAGGAAAGCCAAAATTCAAGTTTATTGAAGATGATGAAGTTAGAGAAAATACCCCAGTAATTGGATATATGGCATATTTTGAAATGAGAAACGGATATAAGAAGAAGATCTACTGGCCTAAATCAAAGATGCTCAATCATGCCGATCAGTTCTCACAGGCATTCAGCAAGAATGAGACAACAATCAATACAAAGTATGGCGCTAAGAAGAAGGTTTCTTATGAGGATTATAAAAAAGGCAACTATGATCATAAGAATGAATGGATGTATTCCTCTTTCTGGTATAAGAACTTTGATGAAATGGCCAAGAAGACAGTCATCCGTCAGTTGCTTTCTAAGCATGGTTTATTAACAGATACAGAAATCCAGGCATATTCTTCTGATGGAAGTTCGTTCGAATTTTCAGCAGACAACAATACTATCGTTCCTGCTGCAGTAGTTGAAGTGCCAGAAGAAGCACCTAAGGCAATCGAACAGGAAAGTTCAGCACCTAAGGCACCACAGGAAGATTCAGATAAAGAACTAGCTGAAATGGGCATCAATGTTGAATTGAATGAATTCGGATTCGAAGAAGACTACGATGATCCATTTGGGTTATAAGAGATAAAAAGAAAGGAAGACATGAGGGATGGATGAAAAAAGAAGATGGATCAAGTTATATATGATGGACTACGACGAAGTCTATCATGATTCAAAAATGCTACACCTTTGGATTGACATCCTTCTTCATGCCAATCCTGTTGATTACTATCATCATGGCCAGCTTATCAAAAGAGGACAATGCATCTTGTCTCTTAGACAGGTATCAGAAAGATGTGGGATGGCAAAAAACACCATTACTAAATATCTTCACCTCTTAGAAGAGTGTGGAAAAATCAAATTAGATATATCTAGAAAAGGCACTCTTATAACAGTTGAGAACTGGGATAAATATCAGAACCGTGTCTCACCTAGTGTCCTAAAAATAGGACAAGAAGTAGGACAAGAAGTAGGACAAGAGGTAGGACAAGAAGTAGGACAAGAAGTAGGACGTAATAAGAATAAAAGAATAAAAGAAATAAAGAATAAAAGAAGACTGTCTGTCAGTGACTCTGACTTGTCTGATTTAAAATCTTTTCTTATTGAAAATGACTTTGAAGAAGTTGCCGATGAAGTAATAGAAACATGCAAACTCTATGGACTTGAGAAAATAACCAATCTAAAGAACTTTGCTTTAGCAGTAGCAAAAGAAAAGAAATGGTACCAGAAGAAAAAGAAACTTAAAAAAAGAGTAACTGAAGAGGATAAAGAAGAATTAAGACGATTGGCGGAAGGGCTATACGGAAATGATGAAGAGCAAGTCTCTGATGAAGAGGTTGCTGAATTAAGAAAAATGATGGAAGGACTAAGAGGAGATTTATAACATGACAAATTTTGAATTTTATGAAGATGAAATTAAATCCAGAGGCTTTAAATTTGCGGTAGATAAATCAAGCGGTAAGATATTCTGCTGTGGGCAAGAAGGATCATGCGATAAATGTGTATTTTGTCCTGATACAAAGGAATTGCTAAAGGGAAGAGCTAAATTCGTGTGTTCAAAAATCAATATCGTTAGATGGTTATATCAGAAGCACAAGATAAAAATGAATGCTTTGGAGCACGGCTTACTTGAATATATGCTATCTGAAGGATATGAATGGGTATCACGTGATGATGATTTTACAATCACGTTCTTTACATTGAAACCAATCGATAAGGATGGTACTTGGCACTCTCCTGAGGGCGGATTTGATGAACCACTCAATTGTAATCCTCTATGTGAGAAGTTGTTTGAATTCTTAAGAGAAGACGAATTATTTGAAATAAATGAATTACTAGGTGCATGCGAGGTGACAGAGTAATGTTAAATGCAGAAAGATTTAAAGAAGAAATAAATAAGCACAATAACGAATTTGGACTTGCTGACAACATTGTTGATTGTGGAACGTTAGGCTGTAGAAATTGCCGATTCTCACGTTTGAATAATTCTGATGGTGTAATTATTATGTGCAGCACTAGAAAAGTTAAATGGCTCTTATCTGAGTATAATGAGTATAAAGAGCCTGTCAAGCTAACTAGATTTGAATATGATATTTTAAAATATCTATCAGATAATACGGCATATTTGTATATTGCAAGAGATTCGACTAGTAATCTTTTTGCCTACCGTTTAGGACCAACAAAAGGTACACATGGCTGGAATGGTAGTGGTTATACGTCAGTGATAGTATTTAATAAATTATTCTTATTTATCAAATGGGAAGACGAAGAGTCTACATTAATCAAAGATGTTTTAGAGAATTGTGTTGTTAAAGAGATTGAGGAGGAACAATAATATGCCAAATTGGTGCGTCGGTACTCTTAGAGTACGTGGGAAACAGAAGGATTTACAGAACTTTGTTTTAAATGGATTGAAGCCTTGTGATCCTTTAAAAAAGGAACATGCTAAACTCAAACTAGATGAGTTTGGATATGTGGGCTGTAATGAAAAATGTTGGATTGAAGGCACAAGAAGAGGATTCGTTTATGATCTAGATGTATGCTTTGAAGAAGATGATGATTTTATTCAGACCATTGCCATCGATGCGGAATTCGCATGGGCTATCAGTTCCGATGAATTATTAAAAGTATGCCAGAAGTATCATGTTGACATGAGAATCTACGCTTTTGAAAGAGGAATGGGATTTAATCTAGAAATCGAAATTATTAACGGAAAGATTACGAAGGATTCCTATTTTGCATTCCAAGATTATACATGGGAATGCATCTGCCCACACATGGGAGGATAAAAATAGAAAGATCCATGCGAAGAACTCAAGATTATATATACGAAAAGGAGGCTGAGCGCAATGATGAATTTTAGCGCCGAAAAAGTTCAGGAAATTGTAGAAGAAAAGGAAGCTGAATATAAGAAGCTAGAAGAAGAGTATTCCTTTTTAAAAGAAGAATTTGAAGATTTAAAGGCTGAATGTGAAGATTTAGAAGATAGATGCGAAAGCTATAAAAAAGCAAACAAAACTATATTGTGCATCTATCATGAAGACTCAAAAAAGATGGATGATCTTCAGAAATTAAACAATAAACTTGTCAAAAGCAATAAAACGGCTAACAGAGATTTCTTTATTCTTGCAGCAGCTTATGTTGCTACACTAATGCTGATGATTTACTTGTTTATCAGATAGGAGGATTAAGAATGTTTTTATTACAGGTATTAGAAAATGTATTTTCTGTGTTTGCTATCGTTATGCTGATTGTTGGCGTTCTTATTGTGGTATCTGTGATTGCAATTGCAGTGTTCGTTATTGTGTCGGTCGTTGTGAGTGGCATCGAAGAAGACAAGGAGAATAATAACTTATGACAAGAAAAGACAAGGAGGAACACTATTAATGCTTAATCGTGCTTTATTAGTCGGAAGACTTACAAGAGACCCTGAACTAAGAAGAACAGGGAGTGGAAAGGCAGTCACTTCTTTCAATCTAGCAGTAGAAAGAAACTTCAAGAGTGATGATCAGGAAGCTGATTTCATCAATTGTGTTTGTTGGGGCAGGATTGCAGAAAACACAGAGCGCTACTGTTCTAAAGGTTCGATGGTTTCAGTAGACGGAAGAATCCAAACAAGAAACTATGAGAACAATCAAGGACAAAAAGTCTATGTAACAGAAGTAATTGCTGACTCTGTACAGTTTATTAGTACAAGAAATAACAATACAGCTACTGCTGCACCACAGCCACAAAGTAATAGTTATGTGCCTAATGAACCAATTCAGCAGTTCGAGGATGATAATTACGAATTAGAAGAGGATGACATTCAATTCTAATGATCAAGAATAAATACAAGGCTAAGAAGGCGGTAGTTGACGGCATTGTCTTTGACAGCCGAAAAGAAGCAAAGAGATATACAGAACTCAAGAAACTCGAAGAGATGGGAAGCATTAGGGACCTGTCTCTTCAGGTTCAGTTTGAACTTATACCGTCATTTGAGATTGTAATTGATGGAAAGAAGAGGAAAAGAAGACCAATCACATACGTGGCCGACTTCGTCTATTACAGAGATGATGAAAAGGTAATAGAGGACGTCAAAGGTCTCAGAACTCCCGTCTATAAAATCAAGAAGAAATTATTTGAATATCGTTATCATGAGACAATCAGGGAGGTATAGAAGTGGCTAGATTAGTTGAAGTATGGGACTACTTTAGAGCGCCTATGAGCGAGAATGACATGATAAGAATGCGCAGAACGTTCAGTATCATCAATTTAGATAAATGCACCTTTGAATTCCAGTTGCCTCCTAGATGGCCAGAAGGAGGACTGTGTGCAATCGTTTTCTTTTACAAGAAGAAGATGATCCACAAGGAAGAGTACAGCACTATGAGTCTAGCAAAAGCAAGACTTGACTGGCTTTCAACGTTTGTTCCTAAAAAGGAAGAAGGGGAACTTGAATACAAGGGAATGCCGATTGATGCTGATGATATTATTACAGTCATTAATCATACAAGCTTCAGTGATAGAATTATAAGCATTGTTACATCAAGAATAAGAATCAATGACAGAGTGCAGCGAAAGAGTTGCTACACGGTTCTTGAAGAGATTCAAAAGAAGTTCATCAGATAATCAAACAGGGCATTGAGTTCTTTATTAGATTTTATATACTATCAAGAAAATTTATTAGGACCCCTCATACTTAATAGATTCTTTTCTAAAAGCAAGATCCTCTCATGGATTCGATGCCCTAACATATTTTTCTATTCTAAAACCAACAAACAACAGCAGTGTCATGGCTTTGCTTCAATCTCATTCACCTTCTTTTGCAAAGAATAAGAGTATGAAGCGCTAATTTTGCTATCCAACTATAAAGTTATGATGTTGCTGGGAGAAGAGAAGACACAAATTGAAAACCAATGGGAAGAGTAAAGGACTGTTTTCTTCTTCTCCAGAAAGGAGGTTAATTTTTGTTTTTTATTTTATTTGTACTGGTGATAGTGATTTATTTATTTTTCATTTTTGAATAAGGAGGTAATCAGATGACGCCAGAAGAGACAAGAAACTATCTTAAAAGCTATAGGAATATGCGCAATCGAGTGGAGTACATCAATAACAAGATGATTAATGTTAAATCAATCAGATATGATGATAGTCCGAGCGGTTCGTATTCAGAACCTAAGACTCAGAACGATTACATCATGATGAAGGATAAGTATATTGCTCAGATGTCTCTTATTCGTGAGGATATTGAGAAACTAGACAACATGAATCATCGTGATGCATTGTTTTATAAGTATGTCGAACTAATGAGTGATTATGATATAGCCGACTTGATGCAGTATTCAGTAGGAACAGTAAGACACTTCCTTTGTTCTGGTATCATCGAATTATCTGAAGTTATAAATGATAAAAATGTAACAGAAAGTATAGAAAAGTCATGAAATCAAAACGCATTAGTAATATAAAGGTGCTAACATATAACATGTGGAAATAGTTTGATAGGGAACTATGATTTCAAGGCGCTTGTATAAGTGCCTTTTTATTTTGCCAGGAAGGAGAATAACAGATGAATGACATCAAGATAACGCAGAAGCCTATTGCTGATCTAATTCCTTATAGTCGCAATCCTAGAAGGAATGATGAAGCCGTTCCGATGGTAATGAACAGCATCAAGGAGTTTGGTTTTAAGGTTCCTATAGTGATTGATAAGAATAATATCATCGTATGCGGTCATACAAGGTTTAAAGCAGCGCTAAAGCTAGGACTTGAGACAGTTCCATGCATAGTAGCCGATGACCTCTCAGACGAGCAGATTAAGGCTTTTAGACTAGCAGATAACAAGGTATCAGAGAAAGCGGAATGGGATTTTGAAATCCTAAGCGGTGAACTTGATGACATTATTAATATAGACATGGATTCATTTGGGTTTGAGTCAATTGAATTTGAAGAACCTGAGGAAGATGATTCTGAAAAGGTTAATGAAAGAGAAAGAACAGGAAATGCATATAACCTTGATGAATATGATGAACTTAGAGCAATAGGATTCTATCAGATGCCTACACTTGAAAGAATTGACTATGTTCCGGATGATCTTGTTGGTTTCAATTATGTATTGAATTCTAATAGATATGAATCAGGTGTTCATTTTTATATTGATGACTATCAATTTGAAAGAATTTGGGCATCTCCTCAGATGTATGTTGATAAGCTTGCGCAGTTTGACTGTATTCTTACTCCTGACTTTTCTCTTTACATGGATATGCCTATGGCCATGAAAATATGGAATGTATACAGAAGCCGTTTAATTGGTCAGATCTATCAGGATAGAGGGCTTAGAGTGATTCCTACTGTATCATGGGCTGAACCAGAAACATTTACTTTTTGTTTTGATGGTATTCCTTCTAACAGTACAATTTCAGTTTCTACTATTGGAGTTAAGCGCAGCAAGGAAGCCACAAAGATATGGACACAGGGCATGGACGAAGCCATGAAGAGGCTGAAGCCTAAGAATGTACTTGTCTATGGTGGTGACATTGGCTATGACTTCAAGGGCGCTAATGTAAAATACTATGACAATCATGTGACAGAAAAAATGAAAAACTTAAAAAATATATAAATCGTATATCGAAAGGAGCATAATATATATGGGTGGTAGAGGTGCATCAAGTGGAAGAAGAGGCAAAGCGAGCAATGCTAAATACAATGGCTTTAGCATTACTGATGAAAAAGGGAACACAAATCATTATATAGTTATTGGCGGAAAAATCTCGTTCGCAACACCAAAAAATGCGCGTGGGGATTTGGTACGCTATTTTGATAGTAACCATCCTTTTCAAAAAGCTTACGATAAGTACGGGAATGTTGATGCGATTATCAAACGTGTTAATAAGGTCGGAAAGGGAAAGGCTTCAATTTTATCTGATAAGGCAGTAGAAAAAATGAACGCTGATTATGCTAAAGAGTCAGCAAATAGAAAAACAGATTATACTGTCAGAAGTTCAAAGAAAGGCGTTAATAGACACAGATCATACTGGTCGGCAATGTAATGTTAAAGGCACTCGAAAGGTTTAAGATGACATTGGCATACTGAGGCATACTATCTTAAACGTAGAGATATCAAATATAAATTCAATAAAGTACTAGAAAAAAATAAAAGGAAGTATAAAAAAATGGGTGGTAGAGGTGCATCTAGTGGAATAAGCAAAAAGAGAAATGTATACGGCTCACAATTTCACGCTGTAAAAGATTCTAATGGTAAAGCACTTGTAAGTGGGAATGTTAAATTTATTCAATCGAATTCAAGAGATTCCGAAAGTCTTATGGAAACAATGACAAAAGGAAGGGTATATGCGCTTACTGGTGGAGATGATTTGATAAAAATTGTCTATTTCGATAAAGAAAACAAGCATGTCAAAGAAATAAATTTTGGGCATAAACATGCAGGCTTAGACCCCCATGTACATCACGGATATTTTCATAATGAGAATGATGGCAAAAAAGGCGCTACTAGATTAACCAAGGAAGAAAAGAAAATGGTTGAAAGCGTTGAAAAAGTATGGCATGATTATCTTAGCAGAAGATAGTTTAGGCTGGCAGAACAGGTTGATAGACAAGGCATCGGTTCAATTCCGGTTGACTGCTAAGAATTTAGGAGCTCTTAAGGGCTCCTTTTTTATGTTATGAAAATGGTGAATTGACAATAAATTTAGCTAATAAAAAAATCAATAAATAAAAAGGCAGGTGATAGCAAATGGCAAAAAGTGAGTTCGCAAATATGACACCAGAAGAAAGAAGAGAGAACGGCCGAAAAGGCGGACTTGCATCTGTCAAGGCAAGAAGAGAAAAGAAGGCAATGAAAGACAATCTTGCATCGCTTCTTTCCATGTCTCTCAAATCCGGTAAGATAGCTGATGTGGACACAATAAAGAACTTTGCTGCATTGAATGGCAAGAATGTGACTGTACAGGACGCAATACTCATTAAACAGGTTCAGAAGGCAATGAAGGGCGATACTAAGGCGGCGGAATTCATTAGAGACTTGAGCGGTAACAAGCCTGGTAGCAGTCTTGACATCAAGTCAAATGGACAGATAGTAATTATAGATGACATCGAATAAAGCAAAGCTTTCTGACATTATAGGCCCAGCGTTCTATGATCTTCATAAATATGTTAAGACCAATGCATATACACACTACTGGCTTAAAGGTGGACGAGGTTCTTTAAAATCTTCTTTTATTGGTACTGAAATTCCTTTAGGAATTATGAGAGATGCAAAACGTGGCGTAATGAGTAATGCCGTTGTTATCAGACGTGTAAAGGACACTTTAAGGGGTTCAGTCTATGAACAGATTAAGTGGGGCATATTCATGCTGAAGGCTGAAGAAGATTGGGACATACCTGAATCTAAGTTACAGATGACATACAGACCGACAGGACAACAGATAATATTCAAAGGTGCTGACAACCCTAAGAAGTTGAAATCTATCAAGGTGTTTGTCGGCTATGTGAAATACGTATGGTATGAAGAATGTGACGAATTCGAAACGTATGACAAGATAACCAATATTAATCAGTCTCTTTTACGTGGTGGACATGAGTATTGTGTATTTTATTCCTTCAACCCTCCTGAATCACAAAGAAATTGGTGCAACAGGCAAGTTCTAGTAAAAAGGGATGATACATATGTCTCTCACACAACTTACTTACAGGCACCACCTCAGTGGCTTGGGGAGCAGTTCTTAATAGAAGCCAACCACATGAAGGAGACAAAGCTTGATAAGTATAAGCATGACTATTTGGGAGAGGTAACTGGAACAGGTAGCGAGGTTTTCACAAACCTTGATATACGTGAGATAACCGACGAGGAAATACAGGTATTCGATAGATTAAAAAACGGATTGGACTTTGGTTATGCTGGTGACCCATTAGCATATGTCAAAGCAAACTATGACAAGACGCGCAGGCGTCTTTTTATTTTTGGTGAAGTATATGGAACTAGACTATCAAATGCCAAGGCCGTGAAACTCATAAAAGAGATTAACCCACTCAATAAGCTAGTCACTGCTGATTCGGCCGAACCAAGAACTATTAATGAATTCAAGTTATTAGGTCTCAATATCATCGGTGCAAAGAAAGGCGCTGACAGTGTAGACAATGGAATAAAGTTCCTTCAGGACCTAGATAAGATAATTATAGATCCTGTTAGATGCCCCAATGCTGCACGTGAATTCAATGACTATGAAATTGAAATGGATAGAGACGGCAACCTTAGAGGGGACTTCCCCGACAGAAACAACCACACTATAGATGCGGTTAGATATGCTATAGAAAATGAAATCCTTATGAAGAAGGCAAGAGCAGGAAAGAGGAGATTTTAAAAGATGTATTATACTTTCACGATTCCACGAGAAAAATTCGACGAGACAAACATAGACAGAAGCATGATCCTTCGTCTCATTAGTAAGCATTATAGTATTCGTGCTCCTGAGATATTGAAGAATGTCGGCTATTACTTTGGTAAGCATGCCATCATGAACAGGGAAAAGAAGTTCAAAAACCAGCCAAACAATAAGATCATGGTAAACCATGCTAAAGATATATCAGATACAGCAACGGGCTATTTTCTTTCAAACCCTATCACATTCAAGAAGAATACAGAAGACGGCAATATTGACAAGCTGACAGGTGCTTTCGTTGATGCTGAAACAGATGACACAGATTCATGCAATGCTATCAATATGTCACGTGCTGGTGTCGCTTATGAGTATGTCTACTTATGCGAGCATGAAAGCAAGCTGATGACCAAGACACTTGACCCATTGTCAACATTCAAGGTTTTTGATGCTTCAATTGAACAGCATGAACTATTCAGCGTTTATTACTCTATTGAAAAAGATGATTCTACTGACAGGTTCAATATCATCGCAACAGTGACAACTGAGAACTATGTCACAAGAATGGGAATCACATGCAATGAAGAATTCGAAAAAGGCGAGTTTTCAGAACTAGGTGAGCCTTACCCACATTTCTTAGGTGAGGACCCTATCATTGAGTATAGAAACAACATGGACTGCATTGGAGACTATGAACAGCAGATTTCTCTGATTGATGCATACAATACATTATGCTCTGACAGAATCAACGATAAGGAGCAGTTCATTGACGCAGTGCTTGTTGTCTATGGTGCTCTTTTAGGTGATGACGATGAAGAAGCAACAAAAGCGCTCCAGGCTATCCGTAAGAATGGTGTTATGGAACTTCCTGCTGATGCACGCTCTGAATATCTGACTAGAACATTTGACGAGAATGCTGTGGAAACACTCAAGCGCTCAATAAAGGAAGATATCTATTCACTTTCTCATGTTCCTAATCTGACAGATGAAAACTTTGCTGGCAACAGTTCAGGCATTGCCATTCAATATAAGCTTCTAGCCCTTGAGACCCTCACCAAGACAAAAGAAAGATATTACAAGAAAGGGCTTAAGAAGCGTATAAGAATGTTCTGTACTTACCTCAATCTAAAGGCGATTGCTGCTGATCAGTCAATGATTGAGCCTGTATTTACAAGAGGACTCCCACAGAACCGTCTTGAATTATCACAGATCATTGCGAACCTTAAAGGTGTTGTATCAACTAAGACACTTCTTGCACTCCTTGACTTTGTTTCAAACGTTGATGATGAAATGAAAGAAGTCAAAAAAGAAAAACAGGAAGCACTTGAAACACAGAAGCAGTTATTTGATACCGAAAATCAGAATACTCCTCCAGAAGATGAAGAAGAAACAGATGATCATGAGGAAGATGATAATGATGATGACAAAGACAAGGAATAATAGTGTTCTGTTATGACTAACATCAAAAATATAAAGTACTGGGAGATGCGAGAAGCAAGGAACATGTACAAGGATATGCAGTTAGCTGAGGACTGCGCTAAAGATTTGAGCGTGATCTATAGCAAGGCTGCAATCTACACTGCCAAGCAGATTGAGGGAATATTCAATAGATTCGCTTCAAAGCATCATCTAACAAGAGACGAGGCTATTAATCTTCTTTCAGAGGCTGACAGCAGAAATTTCGAAAAACTGCTTGAAGCATACAAGAATAAGACAGGTGCCCAAAAAAGAGAGGTGCTAGCAGAATTGGAAGCCCCAGCATACAAGAACCGTATGAAGAGGCTTGACGATATTGATAAGTCAATAAACAGGCTAATCAATGCGGTTGCATCCAAAGAAAGAGATGCAATAGACAAGACAATGCGAAAGGTCTATGAAAGCAGTTATCACCATGCAGTATATGAAGCTGCAAGAATGAGCGGTCTAGATCTTCAGACAGGCCCTATTGATGAAGGCGCTCTTGAAACCATTCTGAAAAAGAAATGGTCAGGACAGAACTATTCAGAAAGAGTATGGAACAATACTCAGAAGGTGGCCGATGCACTAAAAGAGGAGCTCATGATAGGAGCCCTTACAGGAAAGACAGAGAAGGAAATGACCGACTCAATCAACGAACAGTTCCTATCAGGTAGAAATAAAGCTAGAAGACTTGTAAGAACCGAATCATCATACATCCACAATGAGGCGCACTTTCAGGCTTACAAGGATTATGGCATAGAGGAATATAGATTTGTTGCAACACTAGACCTTAGAACGTCTCAAATTTGCCGTGAGAGAGACGGAAGTGTATACAGGGTGAATGATAAGAAGATAGGCGTAAACGCCCCTCCAATGCACCCATGGTGCCGTTCTACAACTATTATGAATCTTGATGATGAAACTATGCATAATCTAGAAAGATTTGCAAGGGACCCCGTTACAGGTGAAAAGATAAAGGTTCCAGCGGATGAGACTTATAAAGAGTGGCATAAGAGAATGGTTGAAAAGCATGGTGCTGAAGCAATCAACACTGCTGAGAAGTCAGCTAAGAATTATTCTAGAGATAAGATTCAGTACCAAAATTACTGCAATGTTCTTGGAAGCAAGTTAGTTCCTGGTTCATTAGAAAAGTTTCAGGAAGTAAAATATGGCAATAAGAGCCAGTGGAATGATTTAAAGTATAAATTCAGGACAGTGAATCGTTATAAAACAGACTATGGTAAAGTCGATGCTGAAACGATTCTAGAACTAGATAAAGAAGCCCTTACTGCAAAAGACGAATATATGACAACCAAAGCAGGAAGAGGAAATGTTGCTTCAATGAAAATTGGTGATGATATATATATTGCTTCAAGCCAAATTTCAAAAGTATCTGACTCTAATTATTTGAATTATAAAGGAGAAAAATCAAAATTAATTTTATCGCCTGATAATGCCAGATTGACGCCTCATTTAAAAACAGTTCCATATAAGGGACACGAGGGCGAATATTCTAGAGATGTCGATACAGAATATAAGTTTTTTGAATATATTTATGACAAAATTTTAAAAGGAGAATTAAAAAATCAAGAAATTTTCATCTTATCTCAAAAAAGCATGTGTTTTAGCTGTGATTCAGTTTATAATGAACTTGTAAACAAGAAAGAAGTTATAGATGCAAACATCAAAATAAATGTTGTATCTGGGAAAAATAACAAATTATGGGATTATAGAAATTACAAAACCGATGCATTAAACAATATTAAAAAGAGGGTGAAAAAATGAGCGAATATTCTGATTTTAAACATGACTTTAGGACGGATTATGAAACCGGGGATCAATCACGAGGGATGTTCCATCTTGATGACTTAGGGCCTTCTTTTCAAGGTGACCCGATGTTTGCTTTGCGTGTTTCATTAGCTTTAGCAACTATAGAAGCAGAATTATATCCTACACTTAACGATGGAGTAAACTATATGTTTTATCATACTTATGAGAACATAGACAGGATTGTTGTAGGGGTGCACGTTGAAACACAGGAAGAATTGGATGAAATGAAGCGTGATAGAGATTTTGTACTTAATTCAGGCAAACTTGATTATGAAGATGCCTTTAGAGACGAAATGAATAAAAAGGAATAATGAAATATGGCAAGAGATGATTATCATGTAATTGTTTATCAGATTCTATCCTACCTGTATATGCAGCTAAAGCAAGGGAAGGATATTGATGCATCACTCATAAGACATGACAGTAAATATCTGCAGATCAACAGAAAGTACTGGACTTATGTCATTGTGAATCTGTTGAATGATGGATATATCAGTGGGATAGTAATTGACCAGGATATAGACGAAAACATAGATATATACAATCTTGATAAGTGTGAGATTACACCAAAAGGCATAGAATACCTTACTGATAATTCAACTATTGAAAAAGCCAAGAGATTCATGAAGGACCTGAAAGACATAATACCGTTTGTATAAGCCGACTGTTTAGTCGGTTTTTATTTTACTCAATTTCAAGAAAGGAGAATCATATGGCTGAAGGATTGAAACCACATCATCACCAGTACTTTGAGTATGACTGTAAAAGTCATTTTGACAGCCGTAGGCACGTGATTGTCAAGAAGGTGACATATATGTGCATGATATGCGGAAAACTCTCTCACGAGACATATGAGGAGTACTGCCCGCCTCCCAAGGAAAGAAAACCTAAAGCATTGATGAAATACAGAAGCAGACAGAAGAGCGGTTGATGTTCTTCTTTTTTTCTGTTTGTCCATAACTTGCATATGACATTAAAAGGTGCATGGATATAACAGTCATACGGACTATAAACGGAGGTATTTAATTATGGAATACGTTAAGAATATGATGCCTTTGAACCTTCAGCTTTTTGCAGAAGAAGGGGAAGAAGGGACAGGCGATGAAGGGAATCCCGATAATGCGCAGTCAGGTGAACCAGAAGATGATAAATCTAAAGTGACAACACTCACAGAGGATGATGTAAACAGAATCGTCAAACAGAGACTTGCCCGTGAAAAAAAGAAGTGGGAGAAGGATCATACAGAAGCCGAAAGACTTCAAAAAATGACAGATGATGAAAAGAAGCAGTATGAGGAAGACAAGAGAAAAGAAGACCTTGACAACAGAGAGGCAGCAATTACTCGTAGAGAACTGACTGCAGTTGCCAAGGAACAGCTTAATGCTGCAGGAGTACCAGCAGACATGGCTGACTTCATCGACTACACTGATGCTGATACAGTGAACGAATCTGTCAAAAGACTCTCTAAAGCATTCAAGGGAGCAGTTCAGCAGTCTGTTGATGACCGATTAAAAGGCAAAGCACCTTTAGACAAGGCTAGAAACAATGTATTTACTGCTGAAGAAGAGGATGCAAGAAAGGCATTCGCGAATGCACTTAAATTTTAGAAAAGAGGTATAGAACATGGCAATTAATTCATTACAGTATTCAACTATTTTTCAGACTGAATTAGATAAACAGATGGAGCATCTCACTCTTACATCATGGATGGATGCCAACGCTGGACAGGTTAAGTATAACGGCGGTGCAGAAGTAAAAATCCCTAAGATGTCATTAGTCGGCTTAGGCGACTATAACAGAGATGAAGGATATAAACAGGGTGCTGTCACTCTTGAATATGAAACATTCAAAATGACACAGGACCGTGGAAGAAAGTTCCTTCTTGATGCAATGGATGTGAACGAAACCAATTTCGTTGCATCTGCTGGCACAGTGATGGGAGAATTCCAGCGTTTGCATGTTGCACCAGAAGTAGATGCTTACCGTATTTCTAAGGTTGTATCTGATGTTACAGCAAAGAAATCAGCAAACATCCTAACAACTGCATTGACTGAACAGAATATTCTTTCTGAATTAGAAAAGGCAGCGGATACTATCCGTGATAAAGGATATCAGGGCGATATCATCTGTCATATTACATATGATACTTTAAGATTATTAAAGGAAAAGATGGTAAACAGCAACCTTACATCAGGTAAATTAACTATTGGAAATATCACATTAGACATCTATAAGCTTGATGAAATCACATTCATTCCTACACCAAAGAACAGAATGTATTCAGCTATCAAGGTTGATGCTGGAGCAACAAAAGACGCAGGTGGATATACAAAGGGTGAAACTGCTAAGAATGTAAACTTCTTAATGGCGCCAATCAATAGTGTTATCGGTGTTACTAAGCAGGACAAGACAAGAGTATTTGACCCTGATACTAACCAGGATGCAAATGCTTGGCAGATTGACTATAGAAGATATCATGACTGCTGGGAAAAGGACAACATGCTTGACCTAATCATTGCTAACGTCTCAGCTGATGCATAATGATCATTGTAAAAAGAATCAACGTTGAAAGAGTCATCCATGAGGATGACCTTCAGCGTTATACTGAACAGGGATATCGTGTCATTGAAGACAAGAAGAATGATGAAGATACTCCTGTAGAAAATGCAGAAGTGACAGATCTCAACGATATGACTGTTGACCAGTTAAAGACTATTGCAAAGGAAAAGGGCGTTAGCGGATATTCTAGTCTTGTTAAAAAGGAATTGGTCGCAGTTCTCACTAAGATGCAGGAGGAGTAATCTATGGATCTAGTTGAGATTGTTGCTGAAAGAACAGGAACGAGTCAGGGGCGTGCAAAAATCTATGTTGAAATGGCAAAACAGCGTGCTCTTGCACATACAAACCGCACTGTATATATCACTGCAATGGATTTCTGTGTGGCTGATCTAGCATGTGCCATGTACTTCAGAGAGGGCATGGTCGGAGAGTCATCGCATTCAGAAGGTGGCATAACATCTACTTTTCAGTCTTCCACTTTTGAAGATATTCTCTCAACTCTCAACAACTTGAGACTGATTCGTGCAGGAGGAATCGTTCACGAAAAGAAGCCTGAGGGGAACCAATGAGACTTTCAGCGCTTAAGAACTATCCTGTATATGAGCCTGTCATCGAAAAGGACGGCGAAGGTGTCACTACTGAAAAGTGGATCAAGAGAAAATCAATGCTTCTTGAGATATGGCCTGCATCCGGTAAGTTACAGGCTGAAATGTATGGGGAGAGACTGAACTACATTCTTAATATGATTCTTCCTAAGAATTTGGATGATGATTTCAGACCCACTGAAAAGTGGGGAGTGAATGTCTATAATCAGTCAATTGATGAACCGGATTACAGAATCATCAGCATGAAGGAATATAACAGGCACTACCTCTTTGAATTGGAGAAGATTATTAAATGAGTCTCAATGGTGCTAATGAATTATTTAGAACGCTTCGCGCTATAGATGCAGTACTTGAGAATCCTGAACAGGTTCTTGGAAAGGCTGCGGAAACCATAAGAAGTGGGTGCGTGCTTGAATGCCCTGTTAATGATGGTGAATTAAGAAACTCAATCAAGACACGTGTTGAAGGCGACAAGGGATATGTTTATACAAATAAGGCATATGCTCAATATGTCGAATTCGGAACAGGTCGAAAAGGTGCTGCAGACCATTCTGGAATATCTCCATACGCAAATCCATCTTACACTATGGAGCCTTGGTGGATTCCGGAAGATAAGCTATCAGACAGCGCGATAAAACATTACCATTGGGTAGTCATTGAGGTTGATGGTAAGAGATATTACAAGTCGGACGGACAGGCTGCACAGCCATTCATGTATCAGGGAGCAAAAAAGACTGAAAAGAAAGCAGTAAAAGAGGCTGGTATTGTAATCAGCCAGTTAATCGAAAAGGATTAGGAACTTATGATCAACATTAAAGATAAAGTATATAAGGCTCTAACAGATGAAGGCCTTGAAGTCACTGATATCTATCCTAAGGATTGGGCTAATCTTCCAGCGGTTCAGTACGTTGAGGAAGATAATAGCGTATCGGAATGGACGGATGATAAGGAGCAGATATCACATGTCCTTTACAGAATCGAAATCTGGGATACTAAGAGTACGTCAGGTACAGCCTTGAGAGTTGATAAGGCATTATCAGCTATGGGGCTCAAGAGAGTATCATGCAGAGATATTGATGATGCATCAGGACTAAGACACAAAAAAATGAGTTATGAAGCATATTATGATAGTGAATACATCTATCATGGTATGTAACTGATAAGGAGGAATTTTATAATGCTAGCAAATGGCGCTAAATTATCTTATGACAAGACAAACAAAGGAACTTCTTTCACTGACCTTCCAGGGTTGAAGAAGATTCCTGACATGGGTATTGAAAAAGAAAAGGTTGAAAACTCTTCACTTGACGATACAGTTAAAGTCTATGAATTTGGTATTGGAGACCCTGGAGATCTAGAATATACATTCAAGTATGACAACAGTAAAGAAACATCATCGTACAGATTAATGAGAGAACTAGAAAAATCAGGAGCTACCGCAATGTTCAAGGAAACATTGAAGGACGGCACTGCAACTACATTCTCAGGACAGGTTACTGTTAAGAGAGCGGGCGGTGGTGTTAATGATGCTATTGAATTCACAATTTCAATCGCATTACAATCTGAACTCACTGTTACTGATCCAGTAGCAGCAGCATAGAAAGGAAGATATAGATAAATGGCAGTAAAAGCAAAAAGAAAACCCTTCATCATTTGGAAGATTGGGGAAGAAGAATATAAATTGAAACTAACAACAGGAGAAATCTCAAGACTAGAACAGATGTATGGTGGAAGTCTTATCAACCTTCTTAATACAGAAACAGGCATGACACCATTATGTACTATGCTAGACATCACACACGGTGGTCTTCAGAAGTTCAACAGCAACATCGACAGAAGCGATGTGAATGATATGTTCGATAGATACATCGATGAAGGTGGCTCACAGACAGAGTTCCTTAGTGATGTTCTTATTCCATTGTTCCAGGTATCGGGTTTTTTCTCTGGGGCTCTCGAAACGAAAATGGAAAAGGAAATGGCGGAAGCCAAGAAGAATCTCTAGAAGATATCCTGATTACAGATTACATATACAAGGCGGTCTATGATCCAGCGCTTGATGCTGGAGTAGACCCCTTTTCATTTTGGAATTATTCGTTAGATGAGCTATATGATATTATTTCAGCACATGAAAGAAAGAAAAAGGAAATGGTGCGACAGGAAGCGATATCTCTTCAGATACAGGCCCTTCAGATAAGGGATTGTATTTCTGCTGTCCTTAATGGCAAGGATGATTCATTCACTCCTACACAATTGTGGGACTTCTATCCTTCACTTTTCGAAGAAGATAGGAAAGAGTTTGAAAAAGAGAAGGAAAGAAAAGAGATTGCAAGCGCTAGATCTTCTCGTATTGCCTTCAGTAGAAGGCATAATGAAGCACTAAGAAAAAGAAAGGCGGTGATGCAGAATGACGGTAGAGGAACTGCAGATAGTAATATCTGCTCAGACGAAATCAGCGAAATCAGAACTGAACAGCGTGAAGAATGAAGTCACCAGCCTAAAGAATCATGTTGATAAGGTCACAGGATCAATTGGCAATTCATTCAAGAGTATTCGCAATATTGTGGCGGGTCTTGGTATTGCTTCTCTGATTAAATCAACGATATTAGGGAATGTTGATGCTGCAATCAAGAGAGTTGATACTCTTAGCAACTATAGCCGAGTGATGTCGAATCTAGGTGCTGACAGCGTTCAAGCGAATGCATCTGTACAAAAACTAAGCAATAAGCTTATTGGGCTTCCAACTACTTTAGACGATGCATCAGGCGCAGTACAGAGATTTACGGCAGTAAATAGCAATATCTCTAAATCAACTGATATGTTCCTTGCACTTAATAATGCTATTCTAGCCGGTGGTGCAAGTTCAGAGATACAGAAATCAGCCCTAGAACAGTTGTCACAGTCATATGCTAAGGGTAAACCCGATATGTTTGAATGGCGTTCAGCGATGACCGCAATGCCTGCACAGATGAAACAGGTGGCTGAGGCCATGGGTTTTGTTAATGCTTCTGCACTAGGCGAGGCATTAAGAAATGGAACTGTATCAATGGACCAGTTCATGAATACTCTTATGCAGTTAAACACTCAGGGTATTAACGGCTATCAGTCATTTGAGGAACAGGCAAGAAATGCGACAGGTGGAATTGCTACATCAATCGCTAATATGAGAACAGCCATTGTTAGAGGTATGTCAGATGTAATGAACACAATCGGACAGTCTAATATTGCTGGATTCTTTACCAATATTGCAAAGGCAATTAATTCCTGCGTCCCATATGTTGTTGCATTCACTAAAGTTGTTATGGTTGCCGTTGGGTATCTGACGGCACTGTTTGGCGGCAAGTCAAAGAAGTTGAGTTCTTCTTTTGGCGGAGTGTCCAACAATGCTAAAAAGGCAGCAGGAAACACAGGGGCTCTTGCAAAGAAAATGAACGATGCTTCCGACAGTTCGCAGAAGCTTTCTAAAGGCGCAAGCGGAACAGGAAGAGGATTAAAAAAGGCAGCAGGTAATGCTTCTAAACTCAAGAAGGAATTGAAAGGAGCTCTTGCTGGATTCGATGCAATCAATAACATCAATTCAAGCAATGGTTCAAGTGATCCGTCTTCAGGTGACTCAGGTGGCTCAGGCGGTGCTGGTGGTTCCGGTGGTGATATCGGCGGATTCAGCATGGATGACAGTGGTGCAAAAGAACAGAAAGGACTTCTTGAAGAAGTAGACAAGCAGTTAGAAGAAATCAAGAAGAAGGTTGCAGAATTCTTCCAGCCATTAAAGCAGTCATGGGATAAGTTTGGTGCGCCAATGATTGCAGCTGCAGTATATGCATTTAATGGTGTCAAGAATCTTCTTATGGAAATTGGCAAGTCAATGTATACAGTGTGGGAAAACGGCACAGGCGCAAAGACTGTCGAACTGATATTGAAGATATTCACTAACATCTTCAAGATAATTGGCAACATCTCCCAAGGACTGGCCGATGCATGGAATACTTTCGGTCTAGGTGATTTAATCATCCAGCGTTTATGGAATATCTTTAACTCTATATTGAAGATCATCAATGAGATTCTGAAAATAGTTAGAGATATTACTAAAGCGATTAACTGGACTGCTGTATTAGTTGCAGTGTATGGGGTTCTTAGTATCATTGATGGGTTATTCTCTTTCATAGCAGATAATGTAGGTCTTATTCTTAGCATTCTTTCAGCTATTGCTGGATTATCATTGTTTTCTACTCTTGCTGGTATTCTTGGCACTGTTATCACACAGATCCAGCTTGCAGTGGGAGTATTTTCAGGTTGGGCATCACTTGCAACTGCATTGAGCGGTGCGTTCGGAATTCTTCCACAGATATTCGCATCTATTGTAATGGCTGTGAATCCTGTAAATGTCATCATTGGGGCAGTCATTGCTACGGTGGCAGATCTATGGAAAAAGAGCGAGGGCTTTAGAGATGATATAGTAAGCATTCTAGGAAATATTGCTACTATTGTTCAGAAGGTATTTCTAAATATTGTGGCACCTATCATTGATACAGTTGGGGGAATCATTAAAGATTTTGTGGATAGTGTTCTCAAACCGTTGTGGAGTGCATGGGAGAATGTATTCCAGAGCATAATGGGGTTGGTAAGTGATTTCTTAAAGTTCGTCACACCAATCTTCAGCACAATTCTTGATATTCTAGGACCTATATTCAAATTGGCCTTAACACTATTGAGAGGTGTATTTGATATGGTATTTGCTGCAATTAGAGGAATTATTGAACTCGCAGACAAAACAATCTGTGAAAGAGTCAACAATATCAGAGACTTCTTCCGTAATCTAGGTGAATGGATGGAAGGAACTTTTGGTTTCAAATGGAAGAACGTGTTTGAAACGGTTAAGAATGTTGTCAAGGCATTCAGAGACTACATGGGTCCTATCATCAATTCATTGGAAGTTGTTTTCTTGGGTCTTACTAGCTTTATCAGTGGTGTATTCTCAAACAACTGGAGAAGAGCATGGTTTGGTGTTAAGCAGATATTTGAGAGTATTGTTTCCGGATTAAGAAACATCTTCAAGGCTCCATTGAATTTTATGATTGATGGAATTAACAAATTCTTAAGTGGTATCGGCAAGATAAAGATTCCTGATTGGGTTCCTGGTGTCGGTGGAAAAGGATTCTCAATTCCTAGGATTCCTAGACTCGCGAAAGGTGGTATCGTAAGTGCATCCACTATCGCCAATATCGGTGAAGCAGGTACAGAAGCAGTAATCCCATTACAAAGAAATACACAGGGATTAGATATGATTGCTGAAAAGATTTCAGAGAGATTATCACTTTCTCAGAATGACGGAACAGGTGCTACTTATGTCATTAAGCTAGTGCTTGATGATGGCAGAGTAATCACTAAGATGGTGATTGATAACATCAAAGATTATGAAGCACGTACAGGAAAGCCTGTATTTGACTATTAGGAGGTGGAATAAATGGCAGATGAAGCGAAAATCAAGATAAACGGAACACTTATTCCGACTCCTTCAGATATCAGCGTAGAAATCAATGATTTAGATTCGGATAGTGTCAGACCTGTTTCAACAGGCATCTTAAGAAGAAATAGAATACGTTCTAACATGCTTAAGATTACATGTACATATAAGTTGAATACATTCACAGATGTAATGAATATTCTGAAGGTACTCACTCCGGCAGAGTTCACGGCAGAACTCTACATTCCTGATCATGGTATCAGAGGAACCAAGAAGATGTATGCTTCAAATAAGAAGTACAATTATAAGAGAGTGCAGTCTGGTCTAAAGGCAGATTCATTCTCTTTCTCTCTGATTGAGGTGTGATTATATGCTTATAAAATATGGAGAGACAAATGTAACGGACAGACTTCTTGATTATAAGATGTCTGTCTCTTTTGCTGACTGCCGTATGATAGGCAACGTGCCATCAATTGAACTGACAATGAAGTTCGATAATTATGACGGCATTCTTGACAATATCGACATCAGCAAGTACTGGGAAGTCAAGGAGAATGATGCATCTGATACAAGATACTTCAAGGTGTATGATCAGCCGGAGAAGTACACCAAGGAACTTACTCTCAAGATGTATGACAACAACTATTCTCTTGATACAGCATACGATACTAAACTGTCTTATCCTGTCACTATAAAAGACCAGCTAGACGAGATTGAAAGTCTGACTGGTCTTTCTATTATTCGTGAAGGAATACCGCAGTACGTTCTCGATAAGAGCGTATCATGGTACGATAACACGATTGTGATAAGAAACTATCTTGGGTGGATTGCTGAACTGTTTGCAGCAAATGTCTGTGCAGAGGGGATTGATTCTATTAGGTTTGTTCCTATTGAAAAGACTGCCTTTGCAACTACACAGGATTTAACAGATTATGAAAAGAATGAAGTGTATACACTCACAAGAGTATATGCTGAAAATGGTCTCAATCCTCTTTCTAAAGGCGACGAGACAGGAAATACGCTGTTTATTGATTCAACTAATCTATATGCAGATGAACAGAGCATTATTGACAGCATCTATGACAGACTTAAAGGATTGACTTTCAATCAGGTGAAGAATGTCACGATGATATCGATTGATAACCTTCTTCCTGGGGCTCTTGTCAATTATAACAGTAATGAATTCACTTTCTTTGTATCGGATCTAACTGTCAATTACAAGGGTGGACAGTTCTCTATGTCTACAGTTGATGGCAGTGTTACAACAAAGAACGAAGAAAAGACAGTGAAACGTGTATCTAATACAACACGAATCAGAAAACTGCAGGTCCAGCAGGACCAGGAATCATTGAAACTAGATATAATCGCAAAGGAACAGGAAGGCATCAATGACAAGATGGCGCAATTAAGCCTGTCTAATGAGAAGATATCGCTAAGAGTTTCAGAGGTTGAAGAAAAGGCTGGAGAAGCAATCAAACAGGCACAGGGCTCAGTTAAAAAGTTTGTGTGCCAGTATGCTGGTTCAAATGATGGTGTTACACCTCCTCAAAGTGGCTGGTCCGAGACTGCACCGACTTGGCGTCCTGGATTATATATATGGCAGAGAACTGCCACTACAATCAATGATACTGTCACATACAGTACACCAGTCTGTATAACAGGCGCTAAAGGCGAGGATTCAATACTATTATGCATAGAATCATCAAATGGCACGACATTCAAGAATAGTGATGTTGCTACTATATTCACAGTGAGTGTCTATGTGGGCGGAGTTGTGATTGATAACTCTACATTATTAAGAGAAACATTCGGAGATGGTGCATATCTCCAATGGCTCATTAAAAGGCACGGAGAGACAGAATTCAGCAAGATCCCGTTAGATGATTCAAGGCTTAACGATAACGGGTTCATGTTCACTATTTCAGCGAAAGACATTAAATTCAAGGCAGTATTCAACTGCGAGTTAAACATTTAGGAGGAAAATTATGGCAATTAAAGCGGTCAATCAGATTGACGTTATTGACTTAACCGATGGTTATTCGGTTGTATTAACAAATGACAACTATACATTCTTAGGTACTACTAGTGCAGTAAACGGCACACAGACAACTACTACACAGGTGATGGCATTATGTGGTAGTGAACAGGTTCCATGCACGGTAGGAACTATTACATGTCCTACAGGCATTTCGGCTGTATCTGACGGAAAAGCACCAATGCCAACAATCACAGTTACTGCAACATCTGCATTAACTAAGAGTGGTACTATTACTATTCCTATCGTCGTTGACGGTGATATTACTATCAACAAGACATTCAGTTACTCAATCGCATTTAAGGGGCAGACAGGTCAGAATGGTACCAGCGTTACTGTGAGTTCGACTTCTGTAACTTACCAGGTTGGTACAAGTGGTACTACTAAGCCGACAGGAGAATGGAGTACTACTGTTCCGAGCGTACCGAATGGACAGTTCTTGTGGACTAAGACAGTAGTTAAGTACTCTGACGGCAAATCTACAGAAGCGTATTCTGTCTCTTACAAGGGTACTAACGGCTCTAACGGTTCAAATGGTACAAGTGTTACTGTTAGTTCAACATCAGTTACTTACCAGGTTAGTACAAGTGGTACGACTACTCCGACAGGAACATGGAGCACTACAGTACCAAGCGTACCGAACGGCCAGTATCTATGGACTAAGACAGTCGTTGTGTATTCAGATGGTAAGTCCACTGAATCATATTCTGTATCCTACAAAGGTACGAACGGAACGGATGGAAAAGATGGCTTAGACGCTATCACAATGGCGATCACTTCAAGCGGTGGAACAATCTTCAAGAACACTGCTATTGCCACAACTTTAACTGCTCATGTATACAAGGGTGGAGTTGAAGTGACTGGATCCGCTTTATCTGCATTAGGAACTATCAAATGGTACAAAGATGGTGGAACTACTGCCGTAGCAACAGGAGCAACATATACAATCGGTGCTGGTGATGTCTCAAACAAAGCCACATTCAGTGCTCAGTTAGAAGGATAATCATATGATTAAGGCATCGGCTAGCATAACCCTAGTGAGAGTCAATGACGGCGAAGACGGGCAGGGAATTCGCTCAATCACTCCGGAGTATTACCTATCAGATTCTGCAACGGAAATGCCCGATGCAAGCAGTAGTGGGTGGAAAAGCGTTCCCGATGACTACATTGACAAGCATTATTACTGGGTTAGGTCAAAGATATTATGGGATGATGGAACATATACAACGACCATCCCAGTGCTTGCAAATGACTTGAAGTCAATCATTGATGATTACGACAATAGAATTAACAACATGAACAACCAGTTGCAACAAGCAACTAAAGATGCTTCTTCGTCTATAGAACAGACTAAGACATCCATCTTGCAGACGGTCTCAGAGAACTATTATAGTGCCTCTGACGGTAAGAACCTTGCTTCTACTGTATCTACTATTCAGCAGACAACAGAAAGTATTCAGATTGGATTCGTGAAGAAAGAAGACTTTACATCCCTTTCTGACAAGGTCTCAAACAATCAGAATCAACTGAACACCTATATCAGATTCGACGCAGAAGGAATCGAGATAGGCAAACAGGATTCTGAATTCAAGACAAAACAGACAAACAGTAAATACTCTATTCTTCAGAATAATGACGAAGTGGCATATTTTGCAAACAACAGAATGTATAACTCAAACATTGAGGTTTCTAATTCGCTGAGAATCGGAAACTTCGGATTCATTATTAATAGCGATGGATCATTGACTTTTAAGAAAGTAGGTGGTGACTGATGGCGACAAGCGCATCATGCAGTGCGTCATTCGGTGGTGGCAATGGTAATGTCACAATGACAATGACACGTACAGGTGTCAATGTTGACGGAAACTATGATTTATGGACTGCTACACTGACAAAGTACTATAAGTGGAATATTAACTCAAATGCTACAAAATACGGCTCTATGTGGGCAAATGGTGTCCTTATATGGTCTGGTGGAGTGACTATCGGCGGAAGTGGAACAAAGACACTTGCGACAGTTACGAATATCAAGATTCCGCATGATAGCAACGGTGGCAAGCATTTTGATTTTTCATTCTCACAGGAACTCAAAGTTACATTATCCGGTAATTATGTGGGCAGTGTATCGGCTTCGGGTGGTATCGACTGCGATGTTATTCCTAGAGCAACTAAGCCATACTGCTCTCCAACATCTGTTTATTTTGGAAACAGTGTCACAATCAAGACACCTAGAGCGTCATCTGATTTCGGACATGTAATCTCGTACAGCTATTATGATGCTAACGTTCAGATTGCGGATAATCAGTGGAATGATGAATTCAAATGGACGGTTCCAGTTTCACTGATTAACAAGATGACTAATACGTCATATTCATATATGACATTCAAGGTAGACACCTATAATCGTGCTGGTAAATATATAGGCACTAATTACTGTCGATTGGATTTAGTGTTACCTTCGGGTTATGGCCCTACTGTCACAGGAATCACATACACAAACGAAGATACTGCTATCGCAAATAGATTCGGTGCATCAACGATCATACAGGGTGTTTCGAAAGTCAAGTGTAATGTATCTGCTACGGCGAAGAACGGTGCTACAATCACTTATTACAACAATGAGATTGATGGACAGCTTATCCCTGGCCCTAACAGTTACTTTACTACTCAGCCCCTTAAATCCTCTGGGACAGTAGTTCTTAAATCGACAGTTACAGATTCGAGAGGACAGAAGGCTACACTCTCTAAGAATATCAGTGTTACAGAATGGTGGTCACCATCTGTCAAGAATGTCACTGCACAGCGTTGGAATGTATCATCCAATAAAGCAGATGATGAAGGCACGGCAGTTAGAATCACTTATTCATTCTCAATTGCACCTGTTGCAAATAAAAATGATAAGACTGTCATGATTCAGTACAAGAATGGAGAAACGTGGACAACTCTTGCGACTTACACAGATTCATACAGTGGCGAGAACAAGGTATACATATCATCTGCTGGTAAGTTCAGTACAGATAATGCTTATTCTTTCAGAGTGCTTATTAAGGATTACTTCACAACAGACGGCGTTGCATCTTATGCTGCAATCGCACCATCATTCAAACTCTTGGATTTTTCTGCTGATGGTCGAGGAATCGGAGTTGGATGTAAGGCTGAAAGCGGTAAATTGAAGGTTGATATGCCTCTTGAAGCACAGTCGTATGGCGGTTATGCCTTTGATTTCGACACTGAAAATCAGATTGATACATGGATTCCTGTATTGACAAATAAGAAGATACAGCATAAAGATGTCGGTTGGTCAAACTGGATTTCGTGTGGAACTAACGGATGCGGTGTCAAACTGCAGTACAGATATAACAGCGCATTTAAGTTATGCGAATTGAAATGGGACGGGCTCATAAATGCAACAATCGGTGGGAACACGATGGGGTATATGTGGGAGGACTTTCCAAATGATAAAGCACCTAACCATAATCTTTTTATCCCTGTTCCAAATGGTGCTTCTGATGCTGGATTAGTCATTAGATTCTATCCAAGGACTAATGATATGACGGCAAACCATTTCACTCTGACATCAATCAGAAACAACATCAACAACCAATATATCTGCGGTACATTCGTGTACTGCTATGCTTAAGGAGAAGAAAATATGAAATTATATGACACATCATTAAAATACATGGATGCGATTAACGCAATCGGAGGCACTATTGTAGCAGTATTGACTGCTGCATTAGGCACACATTGGTTTTTATTCGTAGGCTTTTTGACATTAAACATCATTGACTACATCACAGGAGTTAGAAAGTCACGTTTAACAGGGAAGGATAATTCTGCCAAGGGAGTGCGTGGTGTATGGAAGAAGTTAGGGTACTGGCTCATGGTACTTGTTGCTTTCTTAGCATCTGCAATCTTTATCGAGGTTGGACAGACAATCAATGTCGATTTAACTATCACTACATACGTAGGTTGGTTTACTTTAGCATCACTTATTATTAATGAGTTACGCAGCATCATTGAGAACTTCGTGGAAGCCGGAGACAATGTACCATCAGTTTTAACAAAAGGACTAGAAGTAGCAGAAAATGCTATTAACAAAGGAGAATAAAACATGGAATTACAAGACACAGTAGAACTAATGAACAGTGCTGAATATAAAGACAGATTTAAAGCAGAATACTGGCAGGCTAAAATCAGATATGACAAATTAGATGATATGACTGTCAAGTATGAAGCACGTACTTTGACATTCATTCCTAGATGTTCGCTTGAGTTACTCAAGGAGCAAAAGAAGCATTTAGGAAATTATATTCGCACTCTTAAGATTAGAGCGGAAATCGAAGGAATTGAATTATAAGAAAGAAGGTATAAAGTATGATTATTAACGTACATGGTGGACATAGTTTAAAATGTCGTGGAGCAAGTGGTTTATTAGATGAAGTCAATGAAGACAGAAAAGTTAAAAATAAAGTCATTGAGTTGTTAAGAGCAAACGGACATACAGTATATGACTGTACTGATGATAATGGAAAAGACCAGAATTCTAACCTAAAAGCAATTGTAAACAAGTGTAATGATCATAAGGTTGACTTAGATGTCTCTATTCATCTCAACGCTGGAGGCGGAACAGGTACAGAGGTATATGTCTATAGCGACAACTCAAAAGCCAAAGATGAAGCTGAAAGAATCGTCAAGAATATTTCTAACACTCTAGGCATTAGAAACAGAGGTGTTAAAACATCTACTAAGTTATATGTGTTGAGAAAGACTAATTCTCCAGCACTACTTGTTGAGTGCTGCTTTGTTGACAACGCTATTGATAAAGTGAAATGGAACGCTGACAAGTGCGCAAAGGCAATTGTAGAGGGTATCTTAAATAAGAGTGTTAATGAACACGTTGAAACTCCTACACCTAAGCCACAGAGCAATGCATCTAATGCTTTAGGTACTTATATGATTACTGCTAGTGATTTAAGCGTCAGAACAGGACCAGGGGCTAACTGTAGAAGAAAGACATATGAGGAATTAACTAAGAACGCTAAGGCTCACGATTACGATAAGGACGGATGTCTTAATTACGGTACTCGTGTCACTGTATCTCAATTCGATGGAGATTGGGCAAAGATTCCTAGTGGATGGGTTGCGAGAAAGTATTTGAAAAAAGTCTAATTTAAGTTTTATTATGAGGTTATTCATAAAGATGTTGACTAAACTCGACTAAATCTCGACTACACAACAATTTATATTCATAAGAAAAGACCAGGGCTTAGTTGCTCTGGTCCTTTTTTGCTTTCTCAATATCATCTCTTATAAGTTTTTTAATGTAACCCATTTTAGATTCGACATGATCAAGTTTTTCTAGAATGTCTGCATCTGTTTTTTTATTGAATGCAAGATTGACACATTTCGTCATCTTCTTAGCATAGTTTGCGCTAGCTTTCTTCTGTGCTTCAGTTGACACGGTTATACCTCCTTTAGAATAATTTTGAAATCAAGAATACTAATACTGCAATAAGCCCAATCAATTCGATAGCTTTTAAAATTAATTTTTCCATTGTTTTCTTTGAAAAGTGGTTTTATAATAGTGATAGGAAGAGAGGACAAGCCCCTCAACCTACTTAGTTAAATAGTTTGATTAGAATCAAAATCCAACCAATCAAGGAAATGATTTTAATCACTAGCGCTTCGAATAGGTCCAATATTCGAAGCATTTTTTTTAACTTCTTTTCCACTTTCCTTACCTCCTTTCTTGATTATAGTATATCATAAAATTATACATATGTCAATATATATTGATATATGTATGAGAATATTATATAAAAAATATCAGTAAACAATGACAGTTTTTGCATTTTAATTTCAATGTTTCTAATACTAAAAGGAGCGTTATAAAATATATGATGCGCCACTATGTAGGTACTAAACTAGTAACGAATCAGTAACAAGGGGCAAAAAGTCTAGGAAACAAGCCAATTTTAACATCATATATAAATGTTTCATAATAAATTTCCTCCTGTATTTATGCGGTTTTTTAGGGGTTTGAAACACTATGAAAGCGTAAACTAGTAACAAATCAGTAACAAGAAAAGCCACTTCAAGGAGTGGCTTCCGCAGGTAGGCTCACTTAGAGTGCTTCAACCGCTAACACAATAAGTATATCATAAACCTCTCAAAATTTAATCTTATTTATCTCTGTCCACAACTTATTTTTTGAGGCATTAGTATAGATATCAAAAGTGATATCATTAAGCTTATGCCCTAGTACTTTCTTTCTGATGTAAATGTTAACGTTGTAAAGCTGACAAAGAGAAGCAAAAGTATCTCTTGTATCATGCATCTTGTGGTTCATGCCTAACTGATCATTGAGGGCATAGAGTACAGTCATGTAAAACCATGTGCGCTTAGAATCAAATAGTCTTTCTTTCCTTACAATCAGTTCATCAATGACATACTGCTTGATTCCTTCATGAATCGGAATGATTCTATTTCTTCCGGCTTCAGTCTTAGAACCGGTAATGATATAACTGATTTTTCTTTCTACTCCATCATCGTTGCAAGGCTCATCTATGTGTATCTGTTTTCTATCAAGTGAGAGGAGTTCGGAAAGCCTACACCCTGTATATATATAAATGAGCATTATATGCGCTTCTGGTGTATCTAGTTTTTTGAGTTTCTTTATTTCATCAAGTGTAAAGGCTTTATGCATTGTTGACTTAGGAAGGTTCTTTATTTTTATATAAGTAGAATAATCATCATCTCTACTGATATATTTGTGCATCACTGCATACTCGAAGACTTTGACACAGATGTACTTCATATCTCTCTGCACACTTACACCACTACACATTTCATCAAATATGTTCTGCATATCTCTTAATGTGATTATATTGACAGGCATATTTGACAGCCTATCAAGGTGGCTAAAAGCATTTAGGATGTTTTTATGTCCTTTTTCGGTTCGATTGCTGAAGGTTTCATTGTCTATGATAGTAAAGATTTCCTTAAACGTTGGCACTCTCTTCTGTGTCTTTTCCTGTATTCTGTCAAACAGATCAGGAGCGAGGTTTCTAGCTTCTTCATTTGTTATGCTGCTTGATCTCTTTAATGAGTAAATAGATAAGGCATTCAATGCTTCTTCACGAGTTGCAAACGTTCCAATGCATATCTGCTTCTTCTTGCCTGTTATTATATCTCTTTCATCGCTCATCACACGAGCACAGTAGGGGTTTCTTCTCTTACCCGATAATTTGACTACGGTACCTGTATTATTCGGTCTACGTCTAAATCTAGAGTTTCTAGGCATAATATGACACGTCCTTTCAGTTGTAATTTGCCTTAAACGTGCCAATCGTGATATAATTGAGTACGTAAAAGGACTTTATGAGATGGTTCTTTTATATGAGTGATATTGGCGTATCACTATCAGCATCCTAGTTGGCGCTAGGGTGCTTTTTTTATAAAAAGAAAAGGAACCTCTAACGAGATTCCTTCAATGGCGCTAGGCCGTTGTGTAAATAACAATAGCGTATAGCTCTTGTTCAATTAGATGTTATCACACAAAGCGACTATTGTCAAACCTCGTTATTATATCTTTGCTATTTATCATTGATGAATAATTCTTTTATTTTATTATCAACTAAATCAAGAATCAGACTATCAGCAATCAAATTTTTGATTGGATCATAATGATTTACAGGTTTTTTAATTCTTATTTTACTTACTGTTGTAATATTTTGTACCAATGCAAATGATTTTTTATTCTTGTTAATGTATATGTTTGCGACTTTTTTAAATTCATTAACATTATTGATGACTTTTTGAACGTCTTCAACGTTGTATTCATTTTCATCAGATGAATCCAAATTTGCTAATGCTGTATATAATTCTCTAGTAATATTTAATAATTGCGGATAAACCTGTTTCGAAACAAAATTTCCTATATCTAAATAGTAAGGTTTTTCTTTGGAACTTAGTGGTATGACAGTCAAGACACCATTATTAGGGGAGTCTTTCTTTGTTATTACAATTGCAAAATGTTTGCCACGCAATTCACTACCCATAGAAGGACTGAAGTCAATCAATACAATCTGTCCACGTTTGTATCTTTGATATTTCATTTTCTTTTCTTGCATATAATTTATAATACTCCTATCAATTTAAATTACATCGCTTTGGAATGCGACGGCTCTTCCGATAACCCTAACTTGATTCAACTGCTCTCCTGTAAGGATTATATCCTGATACTTTGGATTCTCAGGCTTCAGAATAACTAGATTCTGTTCACGATAATAGAAGAATCTTTTTAGTGTAGCCTCATCATCTATGATCACTACAGCAATCTCTCCGTTCTCAACTATGTCAGTTTTCTTCACAAAGACAATATCACCATCATGGATCCTTGCATTTATCATACTGTCGCCCTGACATTGGAGACAGAAATCAGCACCAATATCAGTACCAATCATTATATAACTTTCTCTGTCTTCATCTGCGAAGATAGGCTCACCACATGCTACCTTTCCAAGAAAAGGTAGTTTTATTTTGTCTAGTTTGTAAAGGTTATCGTAAGTTGATGCTAGTTCTTGCTTATCTTTACTCTCTACCAAATCAGATTTTGCGATATTAAAATAATTAGCCATCATTTCTATCTTATCAATACGTGGATACTTCTTCCCATTAATCCAATCTGAAAAAGTAGTATATGCAAAACCTAAATCCGAACATATCTGTTTTCTTGTCTTATTATGCAATGACATATAGTATTTAATATTTTTTGCCATTACTTCTTTATTTCCTAAGTCTGACATAAATCATACCTCCTTATATATATAATATGCTTTTTGCGTAAAAATAACAATAAAAAACGATGAAATTACGCTTATTCGTTGACATAACGCTTTAAGCGTAGTACAATAGATTACGAAAGGAGGACATATCAGTGAAGAAAAAGCGTAAAAGAAAAAGCAAGTACGAATTGCGTTTGACCCACATCGCACTTGCTACATCAATCATCAACCTGATGATTTCAATAATTAATCTAGTAAAAGATTTATTGAAATAAGGTTGAGGTGAGGGCTTTCCTCTCCTTGATTGATATTAACTTTTTGGTTCGCTGTTGTCAATATATGAAGAAAAGAAAGGAGATATCAATATGCAGATTTTATTAGATATTATTCAAATTATTTTGAATATTGTGATTATTGTTTGTCTTGTTAAATTAATTAATAAATAAGGAAGTGAAAGAAATGAAAAAAGCATACAGAGAAATGTATACATTAAGAACAGCTAGAGATAGATTAGGATTAACTCAGAAAGAAGCTGCTAAAAAACTCGGAATCAGCGATGATGTTCTTTCTAATTACGAAAGAGGGAAGACATATCCAAACATTCCTATGTTGAAGAAAATTGAAGAAGTTTATCAAGTTGAATATGATCAACTTCTTTTTTTAGAAAAAGATAACGCTTAAAGCGTAATGTTAAAGGAGATTAATATGAACGAAGTACAATTATTTAATTTTGAAAATCATGAAGTAAGAAGTCTCTTGCTTAATAATGAGCCTTGGTTCGTTGGAAAAGATGTTGCTGATGTTCTCGGGTACCAAAACGGTAGTAGAGATATTAACCGACACGTAGATGAAGAAGATAGGCAAAACTACCAAAACGGTACTTTTGATTCTCCAAGAGGGATGACAATCATCAATGAATCAGGTCTATACAGTTTAGTTCTCTCAAGCAAGTTACCAAGCGCCAAGAAATTTAAGAGATGGGTAACATCTGAGGTGTTGCCAGCATTAAGAAAAACAGGGCAGTACCAAGTGAAGGAGTTAAGTGGCTCAGAATTAATGGCTAGAGCGCTGATTGAAGCGCAGAACGTTCTAGCTGCTAAGGATAAAGTAATCGAGGAGATGAAGCCTAAGGTGGTATTTGCTAATGCAGTGGCCACTAGTCATACATCTATTCTTGTTGGTGAACTTGCAAAGATTCTAAAGCAAAATGGCATTGACATGGGTCAGAAGCGTTTATTTGCATGGCTCAGAGAAAAAGGCTATCTGATCAAGC